GTCCGGGCCAGCACTGCCAGTCCAACTGCAGCGGCGGTGGCTGGCAACACGACCGACGTGTACAACATCACCCAGAACGTCAACATCAGCAACGAGTTCAACGGCGACCGCGCTGGGCAGGAGAAGAGTTCCGTTGCTATGGATAAAGCAACGGAGGATGCCACCAGTGAGATGGCCCGCGCACTGAAATTCGCAAGAGGGTAGGTGAACGCTCATGGGGAAAGCTACTCAGCCGGTCAGCATAGACGGGATAGAGTTTGACGCTCTGATCGAGTCCACGGAGGGCTTCGAGGCGGAGGTCCCGGAGTATTCGATTGAGACCGGATTTTCCGTCAGCGATACCATCATCCTAAAGCCAGAGACGCTGAACATGACCCTGTTCCTCTCCAACTGGCCCGTGACCTGGGTGCAGCGCCTAGGGGCCGAGGAAGGACGGGTGGAGGATGTTGTAAAGCGTCTGAAGGAGCTGTACTTCAAGAAGCAGCTCATCACCGTCACCACCAGTTCGCTGACCTGTACCGATATGGCAATCACCAGCATCAGTTTCCCGAAAAACAAGGAAATGCTGGACGCTATGGAGATTCCCATATCGCTCAAGAAGGTCCGAACCACTGAAACCAAGACCACCACCATACCTGACAGCTACGGCAAGAGCGGCAAGACCGCAGCCGCAGCCGGAACAGCCAGCACGTCCAAGGGGACCGGAGGGGCATCCAGCTCCTCCGATTCCTCAGGCAGTTCCGGTAGTTCTGCCAGCAGCTCTGGCGGGAGCGGAGGCAGTTCGTCGTCCGGCAGCGGTAAGTCCGGTTCGATATTGTACTCGCTCGCCAACAAGGTAGGGCTCCTGAAATGAGGTGAACGCTTTGGAGTACACGATTATCGAAGTCCCGGATATGAATGACAGCGTATCCCGCGTCGTTTTGAATGGGAAGCAGTACCAGGTCCGATTCACCTGGAATGACACCGGAGGATACTGGAGCTTCAGCCTGCTGGATTCTCTCAGCAACCCGATTGTCGTGGGAATGAAAATCGTCCCACGTTTTCCGATCAATGTGTTCCACGCTGTTGAGCTGCCTATTGGGATTTTTGGCGTCAAGACGGAACTGGACAAAGTGGGACGTACAGATTTCAGGGAAGGCAAGGCCAGCTTCATTTTTGTTCCCGCAGAATAGCTTGAAATGACTGGAGGCGTCAGTATTGAAGAACTTTGACCGTCAATACCGGTTGTCAGCCGGGGCAGCAGGCGGAGCTGGCTTTGAGATTGGGGACGGGGATATGCCGCTGCATATCTCGTTTTCGTTTCAAAAGACAGACCTCAACGCTCAGAATACCGGCAAAGTATCCATCTGGAACCTGAACGACCAGCACGTCGCGGAATTGAACAAGGACGACTGTGTGCTATCGCTGAAGGCCGGGTACGGTACTGTTATGTCGCTCATCTTCACCGGCCTTGTTACCCATGCCACCACGGAGCTTGACGGAGCGGATCGCTGCACCGCGCTTGAGGTGGTGGATAACCGGATAGAGATTCGAGATACCTACGTCTCGCTGTCTTACTCGGGAAACGTCAGCACCAAGACCATCATCCAGGATGCCGGAAACCAGATGGGCGTAGCGGTGTCGTTTTCGTACAATGCGGAGTTCTTCGACTTTCCGAACGGATTCAGCTTCGTTGGTCCGGCCATAGATGTCCTTACCAAGTCCTGTGATAGCAGCGGGCTGTCCTGGTCCATCCAGAACGGCATCCTCCAAATCAAGAAGACGGATGATGTGATGTCGAAGGAGGTCTATGTTTTGTCGCCTGATACCGGGCTGCTGGGTATCCCAAAGCAGGTGGTCGTTTCCGATGACAAGGGGAAGAAAGAGGCGCAGCACGGATGGGACGTGGCGTATCTGCTCAACGGGGCAATCAACATTGACGACTATGTGAAGCTGGAAAGTAAGTATGTCACAGGGTTCTTCCGGGTGTACTCCCTGGAGCTGGACGGGGACAACGTGGAGGGCTCCTGGCAATGCAAAGCGAGGCTGTTGGAGGGGAAGGGATAAAATGATGCAGGAATTTGTGCAGCGAGTAAAGGACCTGTCCACGGAGGTTGTGAACGGCATCCATACGGCGATCCCCGGCAAAATCGTATCCTTCGATCCGGCCACCAGTCAGGCTGTGGTCACACCAACCATGCTGTACCGGAAGCCGGACGGCAGCACAATCCCATACCCCGATGTCGCTGGTGTGCCGGTCTACTTTCCCCAGGGGAATACGCAGCAGGTGTCCATCTCCTACGCTGTAAAGCCAGGAGACGGGTGCCTGTTGATTTCAGCGGAGCAGGCGTTGGACTACTGGATGTATGGAATGGAGACCGACTCCGACATCCGCTTCGATCTGACCAACAGCATTGCTATTGTTGGCCTGTTCGTCAGCCCCAGTCCCGGCATCCAGAAAGCGTGTGACGAGAACGCCGTGGTTGTCATGGCCGGCGGTGTTGCCCTGACAGTGAAGCCGGAACGTGTGGAGATTGACGGGGATCTGCAGGTGAACGGGAAGATCAACGCCACAGAGATCATCAAGTCAGACATAGACGTCCTCGCCTCGCCGAGAGAGGTCAGTCTCGCAAACCATACACACGGCGGACCTAAACCGTTGTAGGGGGGCAGGTTATGATTGATTTGAAGCTCAACCGGGACTGGGACCTGGATATCAATGCGCTGGGAGACGTTTCTTCTACCAGCAGTATCGCCCAGGCTGTAGTCATCCGGCTGAAGTGGTTTTTCCAGGAGTGGCGGCTTGGGCCCGACAAAGGCGTTCCCTACTATGAGGAGGTCCTCATCAAGAACCCAAGCCTTTTGAGGATTCGAAGCAGGCTGCGCGATACCATCACGGGCGTAGAGGGCGTCAAGGATGTGAAGAGGATTGACATAGCGGTGAACCCCGGCACCAGGGGAGCAACGATCCGTGTTGTTTTTACTGTCGGGGAAGATGACTACAGGGAGGAGGTGTCCGTCAATGTCTGAGTATGGACTGACCCCGCGTGGGCCTAACATCAAGCGGCTGGATGTTATCCTGGATGAGATGCACGACTCTTTAACGGATAAGCTGGGCGTCAACACCCGGCAGAATCCGCAGTCGCTTCTCAACCACATACTGACCAATATAGCGGACCGGATTGCCGAGCTGTGGGAATACGGCGCGGATATCTACTATTCGCAGTACCCGTCCACGGCGGAAGGCATCAATCTGGACAATGCGGCGCAATATGGCGGCTCCACCCGTGAGGCGCCTGCGCCGTCTTACTACCGAATCCTCTGCACTGGGCTTGACGGTACGGTGATCCCAGCAGGAACGCTAATCGCCTCCGATACGAATCCTGTTACGCAGCTCACTCTCAGCAGTGCGCAGACGATTACCCGCGCCTCTTTCAACACAGCAACCTTGAAAGTCGCTGCCTCAGCGATTTTAAGCCCGCTTACGGCGATTTTGAATGGCACTCCATATCATTCCACCCCAAAGGACAAGGATAGCTTTTTAGAGGCGCTCAGAGGCTTACAGGAGGCAATTACGGATGAGGACTTTGTTGTTTCTGTAGACGAGGAGGCAGAGTTGCTCTGTATCCAGGCGAAAGATGAAACATCCTCTAACACGATGGTCTTGTCCGAAAACCTGACTACAGATACTGTGGGGAGTATCATCACCTTTGCCACGGCGGAAAACGGCGATATCCTGCTGCCGAACGGCATTGTCACAAAAATAGTGAAGTCGGTGGCCGGGCTGCAAGCGGTCACGAATGTTGGGACCTATATTGCTGGCCGCCTGTCTGAAACAGACGCCGACTTCCGGCAGTCCTACGCCGACAAGATATTCTCCCGGTCTACCCGGATGTTGGAAAGCATCCGCAGCGCGATCCTGTCCAATGTTCAGGGTGTCACCTCGGTAGCTCCCTACGAGAACGACAGCAACGTGATAGACGAGATGGGCCGCTGGCCCCACAGTGTTGAGGTGGTAGTGGACGGCGGTGACAGTACGGAAATCGCCCGGCAGATACTTAACACGAAGGCCGGGGGTATTAACACCTTCGGTACGGTGGAGGTCGTCATTCCCGGCATATATGGGGAGGATATCACGGTGCGGTTCAACCGCCCGACCTACGTCAAGGTCTGGTTCCGCATCGGCGTCACCATCAGCAGAAAAGCCGTGCTGCCCATCAACTATGCCAGTCTCATCAAAGAGGTTATCCTGGAGTCAATGGAAGAAATCGACACCGGGCAGGATGTCATGCCGCAGCGGCATATGGCTTCCCAAATCTACAGCCGGGTTCCCGGATTAGACTATGTGGACATCGCTCTGGCTGTAACGGACGGCGATGACCCGCCTGGCAACTACCCACTGAGAAATGTCCATGTGATTGCCAGGGAGAGGGCCGTGGCATCTGAAGGGCGGATAGAGGTGGTCATTGATGGCTGACTACACGAAAAAGCTGAAGGCCGATCTGCTGGAGCAGTTCAAGGAATCGCCAAGGATCAATGCACTGATGGAGACCATTGGGGATCAGCTAAAGGATGTCTCCGAATTTTATGAGGCGCTGCGAACCCAGCGGCACATTGCAGCTGGTGTTGGGAAGCAGTTGGATGGCGTGGGAGACATGGTTGTTCTTAGCTGGTATGAGGCCCTGGAGATGGTCAATCGGGCTGGACTAGGCGACACGATCACGGATGAGCTGTACCGGCGCTATCTGTACTATAAAATCCTGAAAAATACCAATACCTGCACTTACCCGGATCTGATCAAGGCGTTTCGGTTGTTCTGGGAC